AGCCTACCTCGATCAGACCTTGATGAATTGGATCGTTACCTGGGAGGAAGAACTGACCGACAAGCTGCTCACGACGCGACAACGCGAAGACGATCAATTCAATTTTGAGTTCATCACCGCGAGCCTGTTACGTGCCGATCTACTCCAGCGGTATCAAGCCTATCAGGTCGGGATCGCTTCTGAGTTCCTGAGTCCGAACGAAGTGCGACGCCTGGAGAACATGCCAGCTCGCGAAGGTGGCGACAGCTTCATCAATCCGAACACCAAAAGCGGGAACCCACCAGAACCGGAACCAGTACCAGAAGACGCAGAAGTCAAGACGGACATGGAGCCGTCCCTTCGTGCATTGCTCGCCGATCGCATGGGCAGAATGATTCGCCTAGAGGTCACCAAGGCGAAACAAGCCGCAACGCGTGAAGCGAACTTCATCAGTTGGCTTGAATTGTTCTATGACACCTTTGGCGAGAAAGTCGAGGAGGCTTTGCGCCCTTGTGTGACGACGGCACAAGCTGCCGGATTTGCGAAGGGTTGCGACGTTCACGAACTCACGCAGTCGCACATCATGGACTCAATCGACAGACTGCTCAACGTCACGGAGTGCAAACCGGAAGAATTAGAAACCAAGATCGTCTTGGAAGTCTCAACGTGGGACGTCCGAGCCGATGAAATCATCAATCGAATTATGGAGAAAAGCGATGGCGAGTAAAATCTATTTATATGGCACAGTGGGATTTGATATTGACTCGAATTATATGCGGTTAGCACTCGATGATTCGACCGACGGCGATCTTGAGCTGCGGATTAATAGCGGCGGCGGTGATGTCTTCGAAGGTCAAGCGATCTACTCGCTTCTTGAGTCCTGGAAGACGACAACCGGAAACAGGGTGATCGTTTACATCGACGGAATCGCGGCATCAGTTGCCAGCGTGATCGCGATGGCAGGCTCGGAGATTCACATGAGCAGCAATGCGTTGATGATGATTCATAATCCTTGGACGCCTTCGGCTGTCGGTGGCTCTGACGACCTGCGTGACCTCGCCAACGTACTCGATAAGATACGCGAGACGATCGTGACCGTTTACGAAACAAGATCGGGAATCGACCGCGATGCGATCGGTTTAATGATGGACGAGGAGACATGGTTCACGGCTGCCGAAGCTGTAAACTTTGGGTTCGCTGACCAGATTGTCAACGCGTCAGAGGAAACCGTCGCATCGATTAAAGCGTTCAATTATATCAACGCTCCTGACTGGGTTCGTGCTGTTGAGCCTGTCGAGGATGCTGCCGCCGAGCCGGTTGCAGTCCGTCGAAGTCTCGCAAAAGCCAAACTCGCCGCAGAGCGTTGTTGCAATAAAACCAGCAAGAACTAAAACCAAAGAATAAGCCTAGCACTTATCCCAGTTGCGTCAGGTCGTCTCCTCATTAGCGGACGCGAGAACAGCGACACCCAAACCTAAATATAAAATCAATCACAGAAGGAAATTGTCAGATGACATTAGAAGAAATCAGAGAACGCATCGTCGAGATGCAAGAAAAGATGCAAGCCGTGATCGCCGACGCCGAAGACCTTAACCGCGAATTGACCGATGACGAAGGCGAAGAAATCGACGCCATCCTCGAGGAAATTGAGAACAAGTTGCGACCACGCGAAGCCCGCATGGAAAAAGTCGAAGCTGAAAAGCAACGGATCGCACTGGCTCAGACTCCAGTCGTCGCTGTGCAAGGTTCGATCTCGATGCCTGCTGTGCCAAAGTCGCACCGCAAACTGCGAGCGTTTGAAAATGAAGAAGACGCCTATCGTGCAGGCTTGTGGTTTAAGGCTGCATTTTTGAACGACAGCGAAGCCAGTCGCCTGTGTAACGACTACGGAATTTTTAACACAGCAACCGAGGGAACCGACTCAGCCGGTGGTTATTTAGTGCCGGATGAATTGTCCTCAGCCATTATCGCCGTTCGCAACCGAGCAGGCGTGTCTCGCCAACTTTGCAAAGTTGTCGGCATGTCTAGCGACGTGATGAATATCCCGAAAGTGACCGCCGGATTAACCGTCGAGTACCCAGCTGAAGCCGCTGAAATTACTGCATCGGATCAGACTTGGGGTCAGGTAGCACTTGCAGCCGTCAAGCGTGCAGTCATCGCCAAGACGTCGAACGAGTTGCTACACGATTCGGTTATCAATGTAATTGATGACTTGGCTGTCGCAATCGGTAACGCGTTCGCTGTCCAAGAAGACAACGAACTTATCAACGGCGACGCTTCATCGACTTACGGCGGTGAATCGGGAATCCTCAACGCTATGGGATCGTCTTCAAAGGTTAATATGGCATCTGGCAATACTGCCTTTGCTGATATTACCCTCGTTAATCTTAACGCTCTTGTCGGGACTATGCCTGATAAGTATTACGCATCCGCTTCACCAGCTTGGTTAATCGGTCGACTTGCATGGGCTGCCAATATCCAGAATCTTGTCTATGCCGCTGGTGGTAACACCTTGAGCGACATGGCATCGGGTGCAGCTCCTCAGTTGTTCGGGTTCCCTGTTTACATCTCCGATCAAATGCCAGCCGACGCGGTTAGCACTTGCGGGGCGTTATTTGGGAATTTTCAAGATGGCGTTGTAATCGGCGATCGCGAAGACGTCGAAATCAGTGTCTCAGAGGAAGCCTTCTGGGCAAACGATATCACAGCAGTCAAGGGAACGACTCGCTACGATATCAATGTCCACGACGCCGGAACGGGATCGGCAGCTGGAGCTTTGGTCGGTTTATTCACTGCAGCTAGTTAGTCCTAAATGGGGAATTACGGAATGACGATACGATTAAAATTTGAAAGAGAATGGCGAGCGTATCGCGCTGCGACAAGTTACGACGTACCGAAGCCGCTGGCTGACATCCTTGTTAGTCGCGGCTTCGCCGTTGTAGCACCGAAACCAAAACCGAAGGCACGCAAGCGAAAGAAGTCCCCTGATGGCAATGACCAAAACCCGTGACTATGTTTCTGTTGCTCCTGTTTCCAGTCCTGTCACCGTCGAAGACGCGAGATTACATCTCGATCTTGATGACAATTATTATGATTCGCAACTTGACCGACTGATCGAGGTCGCACGTCGCCGAGTCGAGCAGGACACCAGACGCAGCCTAATCACGCAGACGCACGTCCTATCAATGGATACGTTCCCATCTAATGGGATTATCGAACTACCGACAGCACCCGTCCAGAGCGTCACCAGTGTGACCTACGTGGACACCGCTGACGCAACGCAGACATTCTCAGCGTCGAAGTATTCAGTCGATTCCAGCAACACGCCAAGCCGCATAATCGTCGATGCCTCTGAGGACTTCCCCACAGTCCGCGGACACTACGACGACGTCAAGGTGACATACATTGCAGGATACGGATCAACTGTCGCGAGCGTCGATCCTGTGGCGAAGTTTGCAATTTTAATGTTGATATCTCACCTATTCAATTCGCCATCGGTCACAGCTCACGGATCTGTCAATATTGTGCCGGTCGGATACGAGTCGCTGATTGATTCGCTCAAATGGGGGCAGTACCCATAATGAGACGAATGAAACAACGCATAACAATCGAGAAGCGATCGACCAGCGTGGATGATGCGGGGCAGCAGTCGACAACCTGGAGCGAGGTGCGGAACTGCAACGCAGACGTCTGGGATCGCGGCGGCACACAGACCAAGATGGGATCGCAGGAGGTCGGGATAATCGACACGGTGTTTATTATCCACTACCCACGCGAGGACGAGTTCCCGACGCCAGAGATGCGCGTGCAATATGATTACTTTAATCGCAGTCGAACGCTCAACATCATCAGCGTCCAGCACCAAGACGCGAGAGCGATGGAACTGTGGCTCTATTGCAAGGAGGACGTCTGATGGCACTGATGGAAGTCACCGGCATCAAGGCATTAGATGCGAAGTTCAATAAGATGGATCGCAAAGTTCGCCGACGGATCGGGACGAAGGCACTACGGGCAGCGGCGAAGGTCGAGCTACATATCGTCAAAAATCTTGTGCCAGTGGACACCGGCAAACTCAAAAAGAGTTTTTCTGTCATGAATATGAACCTCAGCCGTCGCGCCAGAATGAAGGGCATCTTCGGCGTGAAAGTTGCACCGCGCAAGTCACGACGCGAGGAGGTCAGCTATATCAACGTGGTCGAAAAGGGGACGCGCGACGGATCGCGAGAAGGGTCGTTCTTCTTGAAACGGTCGGCTCGAATGGCTGAATGGCAAGTCAAGGAAATTTTCGTTCGCGAGATGGAAAAACTCGTCAAAGAAGAAGAACAAAAAACGCCGCAACTAGGGGGAAAATAATGGCTGACATCGGACTCGGGCTGCGGACTTATCTACTCACAAAATCAACCGTGACATCGATTATCGGCACGCGTATTTATCCCGCGAACCTTCCGCAAAATGCAACGCTGCCAGCTCTCGTCTATGATATTTTTGCAGGACATCCCGACGACGTTCTCACGGGCAGCAGCGGATCATTCACCGCGACGGTTGACATCGAGTGCATCAGCCTGAGCCACATCACATCGAACGACCTGGCAGAACAAATCAGGCTCGTTACTCAGGGCTATTTTGGAGCGATGGGCGATGAACAGTGCAACGCGTGCAGGTTGCTCGGGCGCGTTGAATCGTACGAGAACCCGATCGACGGCAGCGACCAAGGGCGTCACGTTGTCGCATTAAGTTTAGAGATAACTCACAATCAAACCATACCAACCTATTAACCGAAGGGACGAAAGATGACTCTTAAAAATTACAACGCACAGGGGGCAGCCGTTTCATTCGGAACGTCTGCATTAACTGGCAAAATTCTCACGGTGTCGAGCGTCGAGCAATCGCGGGAAGTGCTGGACATCAGTGATCTGTCCATCTCTGCAGGCGGTGCGAAGAAATCCATTCCTGCTGACATTTACGACGCCGGCACAGTCGACGTCGAGTTCTTATATAGCTCGGCTCAAGCATTGCCAGACATCACAGCAGTCGCCGAGACGATCACCATCTCATTCACGAAGGCGACCGCTGCTGGAGCCGCTGCCACCTTCGCGGGAACTGGGTTTATATCCAGTCGGTCAACGAGCGAGTGCAGCGTCGGCGGTGTGATGCAAATGAGTTGTACAGTGCAATTCGACGGCGAAACTGCTCCAGTTTATTCAGCCGGTAGTTAATTAATTTAAGGGGAAATTGATGCAAGATAGAATAACGATAGACACGCACCCATGCACGAAGATCGACCCAGACTGCGCGACGGATCAACTGGCGATTTATCTCGACGGTGATGTCTTGATCGGGTACGCGTCGAATGTCGAAGGCGGTGCGATCAGTTTGATTGTCAACTTTGAGGATCAGGATGTCCCCCTGATCCACGAAGCGGTGAGCAAACTGGTCGGCGTGACGCATGGAACGCTCGGCATGGTTCCAGATGTACCCGACGACCTACTCGAAGAAGATTATGACGATCTAGAAACTGACGACGAACCCGAAGAACTGGGGAGCCTCAATGATGAAGATAGCGAATAGAAACGCGTTACTCAAATTATGCGAGCGACGTTACATAGACCTTGAACTTGAAGACGCGGGCGTGACCGTCCGCATCCAAAGCCTGAGCGAAAAGGAGAAGTCGAGTTATGAAACGCGATTAATCGCAAAAAGCGGTCGCGGCATTTTACGCGATCGCTTGCAAGATGCGACGCGTCGCCTAATTGCTTTGTGTCTCGTCGATGACAAAAACGAAAGAATCTTTTCAGACTCGGATGTTAATCAGATCGGGGAGATGGATTCGTTTGTGTCCTCGCGAATTTATGACGCGGCTCAGGAGCACTGTGGATTTAATAAGAACGATATTGAATCCACGGTAAAAAACTCAGAGGAGATCACCGTCGTCGATTCGCAATCCGATTAGCCTTGCACCTCGGATTTGTTGACGTTGATCTCATGTTAAGCATGATAACGCCTGAGCAGTTTCAAGAATGGCTCGCCTTTGGTTTATACCTGGAGCCGTTCGGGTCGGATGTTGAGTGGGTAAAAACGGGGACGATCGCGTCGATGATATACGCCGCGAACGGTGGGAAGGGTGAGGGAACCCGACCCTCTGACTATATACCAAATAGAAAACGCAAACGCGGCAGCGTGTCCAGCTTTCAACAGATGGTCGCTGCCAAGTATGGAAAGGACTCAGATGGCAACCGTCGCGACACTAGCAGTTAATGTCATCGCTCAGACTGGCGGGTTTAATAAAGGTCTAGACAAGGCTGGTAAAAAAGCTAAAGGGTTCGGTTCGGGTATCAAAGGAGCGATGGGCGCAGCAGTTGCGCCTGCTGCCCTTGCAGCCGCTGCCATTGCTGCCGTTGGTGTAGCCTTAATGAAAGTAAATCAAGCGATGGAGCGACTCGACATAGTTGCGAAGACAGCCAAAGGCTTGGGGATCAAAGAGCAAGACTTAATGGGTTTTCAACACGCTGCCGAATTGGCTGGTGTCAGTGCTGGTGGTTTTACGACAGCCATGCAAAAAATGCAAAAGGGCGTGGGTGAGGCAATGGCGGGAACCGGCTTGGCAAAAGATGCGCTCGAAAGGATGGGAATCGAGGTTCA